CGCTTTCAACTCCTCAATCTGTGCCTTGAGGTCGGCAATCTCCAAATCCTTGGCATCGGGTTCGGGAGTCTTGTCTGTCGGCTCTTCTTCGGGTTCGGGTTCACGGATTTCCACGATGACACCATCCTCAACGATGATGGTCTTTCCGTCTGCCATCGTGTGTGTGCCATCGGGACTCGCTTTGTCACCCACTTCGGGATCACCGTCTTCTCGCTCAACGGTCAATTCCGCACCGTCGGCAGTGGTCAAAGTCATGTTCAGAGGCTTTTCCGTCATCCCGAGGAACGACAATGCCTTTTGCAACCACGACTTTTCGACCGTGATAGTTTCCTTGCTCATGTCTGATTCTGTTTTTATAGGGTTATTTATTGGTTTGTACTTTGCTGATGCAGGGGCGATGATGGTGGAGATGAGTCCAATCTCTTGCGCCTTGTCTGCGGAGATAAACTTGCCGTCTTTCATCAGCGCAATAATTGTGTCTCTGTCGGCATCGGTTCTGTCAACGTAGATGTCGGTCAACTTGTCCTCAAGTCTCTGCATCTCTTCCGATGCCTTGCGGAGTTCGTCAGCCGTGCCGTGTTCCGTTGAAAAGTACATATACGGCTCATGTATGAGAAACTCTGCGTTCTGATAAGCGTTGCGCTTGTCTGCTTGTGCCGCTAATAGGATAATTGTCGCCATACTTGCGCACGTACCCTCAACGACCGCTGAAATGGTCTTGCCCGTTGAGCGCAATTTGTCATAAATGGCGATTCCCTCAAGCACCTCACCCCCGTTGCAATGCAGTCGGATGTCTATTGTCTCATCGTCTGCAGGGATGGTCTTGATGAACTCGTCAATGTCCTTGAACGATGTACCCTCAACACCGCCAAAATATTGGACGATGTTCTTGGTGTCCTCGCTCTGAATATCATTGAATATCTTTAACTCTGCCATATTCGCATGAATTTTACTTGTCTGATGCAAAAATAGCGAATTGGAGTAACGGAATTAAAAAGAAAACACCCTTTTCATGTGACACAATCTTGTCACGATTGCGAGAAATGCGTTTTAAGAGCGTTTTTTCAGCGAGACAATAAAATGCACACGGAACGAAAGAAATGCGCTTATACGCAAAATTTTGGAAAAATAACTAAAAAAACCGCCTATCCTCACGGACGGGCGGTCACAATCAACAAATGAAATTACTAACTACTCAAAACTACTGAATATCTGTATCCATGCGGTCGCATATCCTGCGGATGTGGCGAGGACTATACCCATAGACATCGGACAAGTACTGCAGGATGTACTCAACCTTATGCCCCTCCGCAACCAGTCTCTTGTAATTGCCGAACATCTCAAGGTTGTCCACATCGTCAATGCGAATATCGTTTCTCCGTGCCGTGTCAATGACGGATTTCGCCACATTCAAAAAATCAACGTACCTCATAATCAAATCTTGGCTAATTGTTCAAGCACATCCACTCGCCTTGACACATCACGGATTTCTTCAACGCTGACAACTGGGTTCGGGAGCATTGATGCGCCCTTGGCGAATGCAGTTGCAAGCATATCCTCGCCTAACTGATTCGTGTTGCCAGTCACTACCTCAATCGGCACACCACCGCCCAACTGATTGAGTTGGGAAAGCAGAGGCGCAAACATCTGCGTTGACCTTGCATTGATTACGCTTTCCCCGTCACTCACACGGATTGTATTGCTGTCACTCGTTCCCGAACCTTGACCACGGACAAGTCCACCCCCTGCAAACTTGGCAGAGCGCACGGTCTTTATTGCGGTTGCGATGTTGGTGAGGATGGTTGCGATACCTCCTGCCATCGTGGCGAGTCCTGCAATACCCTTTCCCGACTCTGCGCTGACCATCTTGGCAATTGCCTCGCCCGTCTTGATTGCGATTGTGGCGAGTGCAATCACCTTGGATGCCCTTGCAAAGGATTCGTCACTCTCTCCAAGTGATTCAGTCAGCGCAACAAGACCATCCGTGATGTCGGTCATTGCTTGGAATTTCGCTTGCTCTATTTGCACCTCTTTATCCGCATAATCCTGCTTTGCTTGGAGATATGCCTGGTCTGCTTGTGCCTTGCGAAGATTGAATGCCTCAAGACTCTCGCCTTGGTATTGTTGCAGTTGCTCCGCTTGCTTTTGTGCCATCTCCATCTGCAGTCGGGACACCTCAAGAGCATCCGAACTTGCTTTTGCAATTGCGGTTTCAAACTCAATCCGCAATGCCTCTTCTTGTTTCTTGATTGTGTCGTTGATGCGCTCTTTCTCAAGTTCATCATACCGGTGTGCGTACTTTTCAGCAATCGCAAGTCTTAACTCGCCTTTCTGCTCTTCGGTGTATTGCGCTTGTTCAATCTGCAAGAGGTCAAGTGCCTTTTGTTGCTCAAGTTGTTGTAACTTGAGATTATACTCCGCTTGTGTCTCTTTCTCCGCTCCCGACAACAGAATCTCAATGCGCTTTTGCTCCTGCTGAATGGTTGCTTGTGTCAACTGCAATTCCAGTTTTGCGGAGTCAACGATGTACTTTTGCTTGAGTGCTTGTATCTCTGCAAGGATGGTTTCTGTGAGATACTTTTCTTTCTGCAACCTCGCCTCAAGGTCGGCAATCTGTCGGTCGTACTGCAACTTTAGTTTCTCCCTCTGTTGCTCTGCATTGTCCTCAATCATGGACAAGAGCAAATCCTCATACTTGCGTGTTTCGTTGAGTATTGCTTTGGAGTTATCAACAACGACCTTTCTTGTGCGTGTGGTGTTTGCTTGTGTCTGTTTGCCGAGTTCCTGCTCAATGTTCGCCCGTTGTTGTTGCAGACGCATCGTGCCTTGGTAATAGTCCTTTTCAGCGTTGGCAAGTTCAACTCTTGCCCTTGATACCGCCTCGTTCATCTCTGCCTCGTTCTGCGATGTCTTGGAACGTGTCTCAAGGGTCTGCAGGCGAGTCTTGGCGAGTGCCACGTTTCGTTTCATCTCCTGCTCCTCAAGGTCAATTGCCTGCTCAAGCATCTGCTTTCTCTGCTCAAGGGTGTACTTGTCCTTTTGTGCGGCTTGGTTACGCAGTTGCGCCACCTTCTTCTGTGACTCCGCATTCTTTTCGGCATTCTCTCGCTCTTTCTGCACAATATCGTTTTCGGTCTTTGCGGTCTTGACAGACAACTCAATATCATCGTTGAATTGCTTGATGTACTTGCCGATGATAGGGAGTTTCTCTGCCCAACGTGACATCGTCATGATTGCCTTCCCTGCATTGATAGCGAGGTCAAGCATATGACTCGCAATGCCTTGGATGTAGTTGAGCAGATATTGCAGGATTCGGTTCAGCGGTTCAAGGACGATGCGGAGTTTCTGCGAGTTCTCCTCACTTGATTGAATGCCCTTGACAATTGCCATAATGGCTGCAGAAATGGCGGCTAATATCAAGACAACTGGGTGCGCAAGCAATGCCATGAGTTCCGCACCGAATGCACGGACAGCGGTTGCACCCGTGGCGAACGCTTGTTTTACACCGCCCGACAAAAGTCCATTGATGTTCTGTATGCCTTGCGCCCACTTGCTATTCAATCCGAGTGCCGACTTGATGGAATTTTCGTAGTTACCGACATTGCGATAATAGCGTTGAGTTGCTCCCTCTGCATCTTTCAACTTGGTCGTAACCTCGTTGATGTGCTTTGCCAGTTCTTCGCCCTTTGCGCCTTTCCGCTCTGCTTCGGACAATTCATCATATTCCTTTGTAAGGTTGCTTAATTCGGCACGGAGAGCCTTTAGACTGCCCTCTTGGTACGATGCTTGTCTGACCTCGTTCTGCATCTCCTTGGTCAGCGTTCGGATGTTGTCCTTGCGCTCTTTTTCACGTGCTGATAGGCGCAACAATTCTTTCTCTGTCTCACGATAACGTGCCGACTCTTTCTGTCCATTTGCAATGAGTTCGTCTTGCTCTTCAAGCAATTTCGCCTCAGCCATCCGCAAGTCATCAATTTCCTTGCGGTACTTGATAATTGTGTCAGCGGCTTGACCCCAATCCACTTTGATGTTCAAGATTGCCTCTTCCGTTGTTGTAGCCATGTAAAAACCTCCTATTGTGCTAACTTAATTAGTGTAACCTCTGCCGTTGCTCCTGCAGTCCGTTTGATTTCAACCCATGCGAATTTCTGTCCGTACTTTGCAAGATAAATGGGTGTGTCTTCCTTGAGTTCACGGACATCAATATCAGACAAGAGCATCCGCTCCTTGATAACCTTGCAGTCGTTTAGACTCGCATACAATCCCGAATAATTGTTGTTGATTACGGACTGCATATCGTAGCGAGTGTTATGGTAAACGAATGCGGAATAATAATCAATATGATGTGCAGTTCCAAGCATCACAATTGTCGGGTTCGGAGTGCCTTGCAAGAGTTTCTCCGCATCCGTACTGGGTGCAGTCTTTTCCCCCGAATAGACATCATACCAGTCGTTAGGGAGTTCGATGAACGGCACACGATATTGGCGCATTCTGTCAATGCCCTTTTCAGCGCATGAGAACACCGACTGAAATACAACTGCACTTTCGGGGAGTTGTCCGTTATCAATCAATGCCGTGCCGTCATGGTCAAGTATAAGAAGGTCGTTTTCCTTGTACTTGTACTCATTCACTTGTGCGTAGTCCCCGAACTTGAACTCAACATCATCAGCCGTTGCCGTTCTCTCTGACAACAAACGTCCGCTCCAATCTATTGCAGGATTGGAGAACACATCCGATATTGGCACGAACTCAAGCGTGTCGGGATTGCTTTCCAGGGAGCGCACAAAGCATCCAGTTATGACCGCAATGTGCTTGATTAGGTCAATGACCTTTACATCGGGCAGATTCGCAATAATATCGTAGCTCATGCCAACAGACATTCGGTCGGGTAGGTCATACGTGATTCCGATTGTTCCACCGCTCTGCCATGCAAGCGGTAGCACGTTCTGCGGATTGAAAATGGTGTGTGTCACTCCAATGTGGTATATTCGCAATACATCAGATGCCGTGATGCTGATTTCAACCGCTCCCGAATATGTCAAGACCACTTGCTTTGTCTGCCCTGCATAGCGTTGTAAATCTTGCGCCTTATACACGCTTTGACCACCGACCGACATAATTGGTCGGCTGATGCTTTTGTATTCGCCCTGCGTGATGTTATGCACGTATAACGGGGTATTTAGATAGATTGAGAGTACCTCAATATTGTTCGGGGTCATCTGCACGCTACCCGACAAGACCGCTCCCGTGACTCGCACGTATGCCGTGGTATCACTCACCGCCTTGACTCTGTTTACGACATCGTTAACGCTCAATGCCGTTCCGTCATCTTTCGTGAACTCAAGACTCGCAGTTGTTATCTTGATGTCAAGTCCGTTTGAACTTGTTATCAATGTCTGCCCATTGAACGTGCCATCAAGGGAGACACCCGACACCGATTGCTCCGTGACCTTGTCTCCGCTTATCATGACCGCCAACCAGTTGACCACATCTTGCACCGATTGCGGGAATGAGAATCCGACACCAGTCTGCTCCGTGACCTTTTGCAACAACCACGGAACACGAACGCATGGAACATTCGGTGTGTGGTACGTTGACACGGCAAAAGCGTAGATGGAATATCTGTCAACATGGTGCATATCTTCGGGAATGATGATGTTGTCGTAGATGTCGGGATACAGATATCCTGCACTCTCAAGGTCTGCGATGGATGAGTACTGGTTCGGGGTGTTCTGATACGTATACGGCAGAATTGCCCCTTGTGCCTTTATATCCGTGAGTTTCATTCCACCCGTGAGCAATGTTGCAAGCGTAGGCTTTACACCCCAGATAACGGCTATCTTGATGCCTGATGCATCAATGCCGAGCAAGTATGCCGTACCCTCGTCAATGAGCCGTACACCATCATTGATGTAGGTGCAGGTATGCGCCATGTACGGAGATGCCGTTCTCGCCCCCAACAAGTCCGCATCCCCGAACAATGCCATGTTTCTATCTGTCCGAGGAAGAGAGATGGAGTATGTGCGGTTGCTTTCAATCTTGTCAATCATGACGAAAAGATTGGACTTGATTGCAAGCGTGACAAGCGTATCCGCACCAACATCGCACATCTGTCTGTCAATGTATATCTCTTGCATGGTTTACACTCCTTGATAGTTATAGGTCGGCAGGATGACGGCAAACGAAAAGTCTTGGTAGTCCTTGTGCCTCTGCCAAGGAGTACTCTGTGCCGTGATTCGTACTTGTTCCCATTGTGGCTCATCGTTGCCGTCATTGCCGATGTAGCGGTCAACACGTGGAGAGGTCAAAAGAGTTTTGAGGAAATCAAACGTATCCGCATCCACCATTGATGCCCCTGCTTGCTTGGTCATCGTGCTTGCTCGTTTCTCCCGATGCCCGTACCAACCTTGGTATCCGACCGCCTCTGCATAATGGTTCATATCGTTGCGCAGGATGTCCTCTGTGACCTCTGACACTTCCGAATCTCCCAACCATGAGAAGAGCCAGTAACAATAAAAACCTTGATTGTCCAACCACCGCAGATACAACGCTTTCGGGCATTGCTCCTCACTCACATCAAGCGTGATTCTGTCAATGATTTCGTCTCCGTCAATTGCCGAGAACGAAAGGTCAAATACAACGGGAAATGTCGTTGCGCTGATTTCTCCGATGTTGTCTTGAATAACCAAAGACTCGTTGATGTCAAGTTCTTCAACGGGTAGTTCGTAGATGCCAGTTGCATTGAATGTCTGCAAGGAACTTGTGTTGCCGTCAACCACGTATGCGATGCTATTGCCCGACTCCGCGAACACTCCGAGCGTGAACGGATAGTGCTTGAACCATGTGCGCTTTCGTACTGGGTTGAAGACCTCGCCATGACGGAGCAGACCGAAAACATAAGTTGTCTGAAACGTGAACGTGAGGGTCACAAGCGCATCCACGTATGTTTCCACGCTGACATCAACTGAGATGGTGTGGTTGGTGTTCGTGGTCTGTGCCGTGTTCGGTTCTTCTTTCTCTATCTCCGCAAAGATTGCCCTCGCCAATGCTGACAAATCAAATTGGCAATTGCTTGCGAACGCTATTCGCCTTTCGGTGTGGGTGTGCGTTCCGTCCGTCATGGTAGTCGTAATGTACTGACCATGTGTTCCGCTTATCAGCAGAGGTGACGGATTGAACGCAAAGGCAATTTCATCGGGATATTTGATTACTCCCTCTGTCGGTGTTGAATACTCTCTCATTGATATGTCCCCGATAAGTGTAGGTGTATGTTGCTAACTTGTTTTACCGCCTCGTCCAAGAGCCGTTGGTTGATGTTCTTGATGGCTCGTTGTACTGCGGTTGAATAGATGTCCTGCCGTTGTTTCTTGCGGAAAAGCATTGTTCCCGACTTGTGTATGCGTTTCGTTATCGCAATGGCGAGAGATGTCTGTGTCATGGATGGGTCATCTGGATAAACTCCTTTCGCCTTAACCCAAGTCAGAATGCGCTGAAATAAGGTTGGTGTGTGCGGAGTGAAATCACGGGTTGGTCCTCGCCCTACCTCAAGCGTTGAGAAGAAAGTGCGACCCATGAGCGCACCGCCATCGGGATTGAGTTGAATGCGCAATGACCGCCCCGTCTCGCCCGTGGCATTCCGTCCGAACCTTGCAAGATTCTCAAGGATTGCCGTACGCAGCTGCATCAACTCATCTTTGATGACTTCCTGCGATGTCTTTGAGTAATCTTTCATACGCACTCCCCGACCGCATCAATCAGACGAATCTCTAATACGCAAGCCGTGTCGATATTCGCCCTTTGTTCATAGTTCAATGTGTAATTGTATTGTTCCACGGGAACGAATCTGCCATCGGAGTTCAGTTGTTTTATGAACTTCTTCATCGCGGTTCGCATACGTTCAGCCGTTTCAAAGTTTTCTTCTCCGCTCGCATCCCGTGGGACTTTGTCTGCGAACGCTATCAGCATATCTTGATAATCGTACACTCTCCCATTTCGGTACGTTCCACCGCCCGAAACCGAAAGGATGTTCAAGACTGCAGGATAATGCGCTCTATCTAACATTCTGTCCACATCATCCCAACTCCCGAACAATACGGAAAAGTCGGGTAATGCCGTTGTGGCAATCTGCGTTAACGCATCAATGTACTTTGTGCTTGTAGGCATTGCTTTGTATCTCCATTAGTTTTCGTTGGCAAATAAAATAATCGTGGTCTATCTTCATGCATTGGTAGACAATCAGCCAAGAGACCTTTTGCGCCTCTTCGTGGTCGTGTATTCCCATGCGTTTGGCATACCAGTCTATGAGTCCGAACGCTCCGTTGTCTATCTTGTCAAATCCCGCTTTGATTTCGTCATCGGTGCGCTTGACTTGCAGTTTGGAAAACAACTTGTTTATGCGCTCAACCTCGCCCATGACCCACGCCACGAACAAGATGACCTCTGTCGCTTTCAGTCGGAGCAACTTGTGTGCAGGTATACCGAGCAATACACGGCAGATTCCGAAGATGACATCTTGCTCCTGCAGTTGCGAGAGTTGCAATAACTGACCGATGCTCATGTCATTCAGCGTTGACGGAGTTCTGACTCTGCCGACCTTGATTGGCGGCTCGTCTGCCGTGCCAATCTGAAAGTCGGAAAACTGGACTAATACGAGCCAGTCTTTCAAAGTTATTTTTCGCTTTTTCTTTGTATAACGCATTTTCTTTCCTCGAACGTACAATTTACCCAACTCGAACAGAATGCGCCTTAGAAACGCTCTCACGACGTTGTGCGAGGTTTCTCAGACACCAATAGCGGATTGCATCTATTGCGTGGTTCCATGTGTCTATAGGCTCGTTGGTGCTGTCGCCATTGCGGTTCGTCTTCCACTTGTACCGCTGCACCTCTTCAATCAGTCCTCTTGACCTGCGAGTGATATTCCACTTGTACCGCCTCATGATGTCAATGCCCACCCTTATGCTATCGTTACCTTTGAGGGCAGGGATGATGTTCACCCTTTGCGCCTTTATCTCAGCGATGGACTTAGGCTCTGCGGAATCCGCCACCACGGGAAACAAGCCCGACATCGGATGCGCCTTTATTCTGTTCGCTATATCGGGGTTCAGCAAGCCAGTCTCATACACCAAGCAGTCCACCCACAACTCGCCATGTGCGAGTGCGCAATAAACAAGAGCGGTCGGGTCATTTGAGAAACCGAAATCAAGTCCAAATCCCTGCACCTTGCATTCATGCGGTTCTGGCATCTTATCCACGATTGAATAGTTGCGAATAATCAACCCCTCCAACTTTCCCGTCAGTCCGTAGGTATAGACCTGACGCAAATCCGCATCTTGTATATTGGCAATTCGTTCCGCCATGTCGGCAGGGAGGAACATGTTCTGACGGTAGTCTGATATAATCAGTTTGACTCCGTCAGTGCCCAGTACCTTGTCATGCACCCAAAACCTTTCCGATGGGTTATAATCAATCCAAATTTTCTTTTTCGTTCTGATAGCGAGTTGCCAATAAACCTCATACGTGATGCCGTTCGCCTCGTTGATGAACAAGTAGTCACGTTTACCGCTCTTGGCATCCTGTTCGTCATCGTAGGACTTAAACTCAATCAACGAGCCGTTTGAGAATACAATCGTATGTGTGCTTTCGTTCATCACGCATCTTTTGCGCAACACATCATCGTCCGTGATAATGCCCTTGATGTCTCGCCATGCGCCTACTTTGATATTCGGCAAGTCTTGACCAACGACCGTACAGACCACTCTCCGCTCTTGCACGGCAGTCATGAGCAGGACTTGCAGGATGGTGTAAGTCTTTGCAGACGATGTGCCACCTTGGTTCACGTAGACTCTATAATTCTGGTCTGTGTTCGCCTCGTACATTTCACGGATGATGTTCATTTTCTCAATCTGTTATTAGGTTATCACGCATTCTGACCTCGTCTTCTGATGATGCAGGGATGATGCCCGATGAGACGAAACGCACAACAAGTTCGTTGCTCGTTGTCTCCGTGTCCTTGTCGGTCATGCCAAGAATCTTGAAAGCGAGTTCAACGAACTTGAAATTGCCTTTCAACGCTTCTGTTATCACTCGCTCACGCAAAGCATCGGCTCTTGACATTGTGCCTTTGCTTGTGTTGATGTCAACCGCCAAATCACTTTCAAAAGCCTCTCGCATCTGCTTGTAGGTCACTTTGCGCTCACCGCTTATCTTGCCCATGCGACTCGCCTCTTCGCTCGTCAGTTTGCGACCAACCTTCTCCAAAAATTCGGGATTTTTGCCGTGTCCTGCCATAGTGCTATAACTTTTTATTTGTTTCGCTCAATATTTTCGGGACGGCATACTCCCATTCTACAGAGTGATGAATGCGTTTGTATTTGTTCCCCATTGGCGCAATTTTCACGCACGATGGGTTCATCATTACACTATAGAAACTCTTCTTGTATGTACCGCCATCAAGATATGTTTCGCTCATTCCACCCGCATTCGCTTGTGTCTGCCGTTGATGGACACATACCTGCGGAATCGTGAAGAACAACTTACCCACAGAGCCGAGAGAAACGTACGTATTTACATCCTCGTTTATCCTGCCACGGAAAGCGAACTCTTTCTGTGTGTCGCAAAAGAAAGTGTTCATGGCTTTCCGTTTCAGTTTTTCGTTCTTTAGGATGTCGTTGTTTCGTCCTCCGACCGCATCTCCACCTTGCAAGAACGCTATAGTCATTGCGCCAGAACAATCAAGAAAGTCTAACATGATATCAAACAAATCGTCCAATCTCTTGACATTCCTTTCGCAAGGGGTTCCGTCCGTGCTTGCATACCGATACCCCCACGCAGTATAATCGTCATCAAGTTCAAGAAAATAACGATAACCGAGTTTTCTTGCGATATCAAATGACTTATTGCGTGCAAATAGAATCACTCGTCTGTCACCGCTATTGTCCCCGACATCCATTCTTTTCGATGCTTCCTCTTTATCAAACACAACGACATTGTCATCTCCGTAGAGTCTCTTATAGTCATCAATCTGTTCGTCTTCGTTGTCAACAACAAAGACAATTCTCCCAGTATATCCGCACTTGCGCAAAGATTTGTGTGTGTCCACTCGCCCTGCTCTTCCATGCGTAAGAATCAGCGCAACAAAATCAGTTCGTTTCATCATAGGCGAATACATCCTCAAACATAACCTTTCTTATTTCATCTCGCAGTTTCACGTACCCCCCACGAACCGCATCTTTGAAATCAATGATTATCAATGCGCTATCTTCAAAAAGCCTTTGGACATCGGCAGGTGCGTGGCAATAATATTCTGCTATCTTGCCATAGTCAAACACCACATGACGCATGGATGCGAGTTTAAGGAACGTCTTAACGTCATCATCGATTCCACTTTTATCAATATCAGCAATCAAAGATTTCGTCTTCGTATCATCGTACAAATCACTCGTTGCAGGGCATTCTCCGTTCGGCTCGTATATCGGACTTTCAATCTTTTTCACATAAGGATTGCTATCATTTTCATCAAGGCTGATTCCCCACTCCCCGAGGTCAATCTCCAGTTCATCGGAGACATCTTTGAGTACATCCTCGTCAATGCTGAAATTGACCGCTGATGTCTGATTGTCAGCAAGAGCAAGTTCTCTGCCCTCTTTGGAGTCAAGGTCAATGTCGGTGCGCTTAACCGCAACAATCTTCTTTCCGTCTGTCTCAACAACGATGACATCGTCAAGACCGATTGCGGATGCATTTTCAATTGTCTTATTCCCTGCGATTATTCGGTTGTTTTTGTCAATCAAGACAGACCGACCCGCACCGAACTTTCGGAGTGACTTCTCAATGAGAGAGTTTCCGTATTCCGTGCCTTTATTGAAATTCTTGTCATCGGGAATCAGTTCGTCAATCTTCGTTTGTTTAACTTTTTCTTCTGCCATGTGCGTGTAAATTATTGATATGTGCAAATATAGTGTATATTTCCGAGTCACGGAAAACAAAAGTAGTTATTTTTTCAAAAAAATTGCGTAGGAGAGCGTTTTGCGCTTTCAGTGTGCATTTATACCTTTTCGGGATTTTCGCACGTTAGGGAGCGTTTTACGCATTCCTGCGGTTCCATCCGTGTGGTGTCCGTGTTTTCCATCTGCTCTGTCAGATTCTCGTGCCAAGTCAGTCTGATGTTGATTCTGGGTCGCTTTCGGTCTATGTGCTTGTGCAGGGTCAAGTCGGTGCAAAGCACATCATCCTTGATGACATCGTTCTGCGTTAAGCAATCAAGGATGCACTTGGATGCGTTGTCAATGTCCTTTTGTCTGTTGCCGAAGAAGACATCAATCTCGCAAGCGAACGGCTCTGAAATGTGCAGACCTTTCCCCTTGCATTGAAGAGAAAAGGTGCGCTCATACTCCGTCAGTTTGGATGTTTTGCCAAGTCGGGCAATGGTTCGCCCATCCCTATATCGTAGCGTGATAATCTTGTAGCAATTGGACTTTGACGGCACATCCCCGTGGATGGTCATGGTCAGTTCTCTCATGCTCGGTCAATCCTCCACGCAACAACCTCGTTGAACCACTTGCCTTGCCAGTCGTGCGCATCTATGTCCAGATGTGCTGTGATGGTCTCGCCCTGCTTGATGTTGAACTTCTCAATGTTGTCACCCTTGACCTTAAAGGCGCATTTCTTCGGGTATTGTCCATCGGTTTCGATTACGTACTCCCTTTCTCTCCAATTAGAGCCGTTCTTGCTGATTCCCGACCTTTCGTCCATGATTGCGATTACTCGCCCCGTAAATGTATTGCCCATGTTATTCTATTTGTTTAAGTGCGTTGATATACTCGTTATATTGCGCTTTCGCCTGCTTGTTGATGTACTTGTTAAGAGCATCATCCGAGTTGATGGGGATGCTTACTGAATCGTATTCCGTTGTTATGGTAACGTGAATCTGTGTAATTCCCTTGCGGTCATGTTGCAGTCGGAAGAACCGATTAAGGTCAGCTATTCGCCCGACCAACCGGATGATGCTTTCTTGTGTCATGACCCCATCTGCACTCTCATGAGTTCGGCATCCCATTTTGTCGCATCAATGTGCGGACATCCCTTGTGCCAGGACTGCAGGTTGATGTTGTTGAGATAGTCTTTGATGTAGTTGACGGCATTGTTGTAGTCCTGCCATTCGTCCACCTCTGCGAGTGTAAGATGGTTATCCACAATGTAGCGCAGGTCGGAGTAGTTCAGCGTGAGCCGACCGCATTGCACATCAAGCACACCGCCTACATTGTTCGCAATCCAGTCCGTGTCAGAGTAACGGACATCAAACATCTTGCAGAGTTCAATGCGGTAGAGTTCCGCAGTATTCTCAAATTGTTTCTGTTGTGTTGTCATATTGTAGTTCTTTCTTTTTGGTTGGTTGTTGGTTAAATGGTGTGCGCTTTCGTCCTCACGGATTTACTTGCGCACGAAATTTTCACAAACTTTCAAGTATTGAATATTTATTGCTGAGATTGTTCGTTGTTCTCCTGCTCCTGCACTTGCGGAGCGTTCGCCTTGATAAGGATGTCTTTTGGTCTGACGATGTATTGCTTGTCTCCCTCTTGCCATTCCTTGGGCAAAGCGTTCCACATAAAAAACAAGTCATCAAACTCCGTGACATCCTTGATGTATCCTTGCTTTGACTCGTTCGTCAGTATCATGGAAGAAAACTCCCTGCAGTACTGGTCAAATGCTCCGTTGAGTCGGTTGGTCAGCATCTTGAGCCGCCCGAGCAATAAGCCGTTTCTTGCAAGCATGGTTTCGCACCTTGCCATTATCAGAGATGTCTCCGAGTTGAGCAGATAGGCGGCTGATAAAAGCACATTCATCCGTTCAATGACTCCGTTCTCTTTGGCACGTTCAATCGTGCTTTTCTTTATCCCGTTCATGACTTCTTTCTGCGTTTTATTTTCTGCGCTTCTGATTTCATAGCTTTAAGTATCTGCCCATCGGAATGCAGTCTATTGAGTTGCAGGAGTTCCAAGAACTTGTCCCGACCAAGGTCTTTATAGACACCGATAAAATCTTCACGGACGAGGTCGCACGGCTCACCAGGCTCGATAGCCTTGTCCCTGCCCTCTTGATTCGCAATGTGGGTGCATTCCCAAAGGTCTCGCCCATGCTTGTCAAGAATCCAAAATGTGTGTCCGTTGTATTGGATTCTTCCGTAGTAACGTGCCACGGAGAGTTGGCTATTCGCCCAGAACTCCTCCGTCATGAGGATGGGCGAGTTGTCAATTGCTTGTTTCTTTGTTTTCATTGCTTAATCGGTATTATGTTAGGGTTAAAGTCCTTGATGGCCTCCAAGAATGCCTCCTTCGTCTCGTATATCTTGTTATCGATGCGGTAGTGTCTGTGGGACTTGCCGAAGGTTCCATCCTTCTTTTTCCTCGTAAAATCGCAGAAACCTAATCTTCCGTCTTCCGACATATAGGAAATACAATGCTCCTTCTCCATGCTTATGTGCGACACCATCTTGAACCGCACCTTGTTCAGTTCCTCAATCGTCATAGGTCATCGAATTTTGAGTGTGGTTTACTCACTTTCGCGATGTAAGCATTAAACAACGCAGGGCATATCTTATAGTCTTTTGCGCTCATTCATCTTCCTCCTTTCTTGTTATAAGTTCCACACACGCATCCACGGCATTGGTGTGCCATTCGGAAAACCTATCATGCCAAAAGGCTCTGTAGTGTCCATCATTGCTTGATACCAATTCAACGCATGGCATCTGCGCAAGCAATGCAGAAAGTGACCAACAAGGGATTAGTTTCCAATACTTATCCCATCCGTTTAGTGCTTTATCAAAACACTCTTGCATTTCTTTTACTGTGTAAAGATTTGCAGAATATTCATCAGTATAATTAACTCCTCTTATAGAATTGTTACACCATGCCATATCCGCACTCTCAATCGGCAGAATATCTGCCAACCGCTTTGATTGTTCAATGTCTGTGTATGCTTTCATAATCAAATCAATTTTTCAAGTGAATACTTTAGTGCCGCTTCAACTGCTTCTTCATAAGACAATTTATCAGCAACTGAAGAATTTCTATGTATTATACCCATACATGCTACAATCCAAGTGTAATATTCAGAACAATCATTATAATTACCTTGCTTTATTGGGTCAGCATAAATATAATACTTTTCCCTCAACCACCTTCTTGCCATTTGATGGGTTGGGCAAGAACAATCACAATCGCTTAGATTCCAGTTATAATATGAGGAAATTCCTCTTTTCCCCTCACTATTATAGAATCTTTTCAAAGGTTCATCAAACCCTTTCTCTTTGAGTAGTTTCGCTACCTCAAAGGATACGTAATCTTCTGTAATCATAATTCATTCTTTTTCTTTGTTCAGGCTCTCAACCCATTTATCAAGAGCATCAATACACTTATCAGGAATTTGCTTTGCTTTGTCGTTACTTTGCAAATAATCAATAGTACCACCAACCCCATAGATAAGGTAAGCCTCATCTTTCGTTGGAGTTAAAATAGCGACAAGAGTAGAAACAATGAATACAAATAAGCATCGTTTGCCATACTTTCTCAACATAGAGCGTTGCCATTCACTATAACAAGGCTCACCAGAAATCTCATCATTCACAATCGAACAGAACAGAAAACCGATTGCAGCGATACAAAATATGATTGCTATCGCAACAGCAAAACCATGAACAACGCCAATTCTACTAATTAAATATAATTCTAACATAACTTTAAATTTAAATTGTTATACACTATAGTACATTCCTTTTAAATTTTAGTAATAATATTGCAGTTAACCTATTGTTGTTCATTGTCTTTCTGCAACCTATCTATTGCAGCAGCAATTAATGCACCTGCTTTTACCAAATCACGAATATCAGTTGTCGGTTTAAAATTCCATCCAAACGGATAATGTATTCCCATTCCTACCTTCCTCATCATAATCTCATCCTCATTGGTGTTACCCATTTCAGCACAGTTCACACCAACTTTTGCAGACTCCACATAGGCAATAGCAGCATAGATAAACTCACTCACTTTATGTTGTGAATCGTGTTGTTCGCTGTAACCTTCTACGTCAACTTGTCTTTGTCTTTCTTCAGCAATTAATTCTATTCCTGTTTTCATATTTTTTATTGTTTTATAAATACTTCTTTATAAAATACAGAATAATGGTTATGATGTCCACATAGTTTACAGTACCCTTCGATAAAATTATGATATACAGTATGCTCACTGTAAGTTCTTTCATCTTCGAGTTCTTTTCCACAACAGGGACAGCACAATATACACTTCTTAATATAACCGCCTTTTTTTATTTTTTCTTCTTGTGTCATAATACTTTTCTATTTTTATTTATACATTCCTTCAGGTGCTTCAATAGCAAGTCCTTTTTCAATAAGAAATCTATAATCAATGTGATACTTATTACATACATCAAAGTATTGGACGTATCTATGATTACAGAAGTGGTCAATTAATTCTTTTTCTTCTTCCTCCGTTACTGAAGACATTGGACGAAGATAGGGTTTGATGTATTCTATACTGATTAAATATATAGCCTTTTTATGTGTACTATCATCACTGATTAATGAAACAGAACCATCCCTTCCGATGTTCTCTATAACGCAATTTATTCCATTATAAAGAACTTTAATCCCATACGGTAACCTTGCGCAGAGGTCTTGAAGTAATAACTCTTTATCTTCTTGTGTCATACTTTATATGGATTATTTTCGTCTGTTACTTCAATTGCAAGACCTTTTGGGATTAATCCTCTATAGTCAAAATGATGAGCATTAAGCCAGTCGATAGCATCATAATTTGGCATTATATATTCTGATTCTGAATATACATCAAATTGTGTAAATTCATCTACTTCCTCTTCTGTCATACTGGACATTGGACGAAGATATGGTCTACAATCAATAAGAGGATATGAAATTACGCTACTATAAAAACCATAATCCCAAACAGTAACGTATTGCCCTAATTCACAAGTGGTATCATTATCAATTTCTCTTAAATCATAAACCTTCGTATATTTGTCTTTAGAAAATTCTATTACTACTTTTACTCCATAAGGCAACCTTCCACAAAGGTCTTGGAGTAGTAAATTTTTATCTTCCTGTGTCATAACTTATTCTCCTTTCTGTGCTTTTAATCCAAGTTCAAAGAAATATTCAGCGGTTTCACTAATACTTGCAGAACAGTATCCTCTACACGTATTATCTTTAATCCAATTATTGATTTCTTTCTTTAAATCCACCTCTTTAACTTTAAGTGTGCTGATTAAAGAAAGTGTGTCATTGAGGGCATCTACTTTACCTTGGTAGTAGTCGAGATTTCTTAAACCAAGCATACACTCTTTGTTTGTCTTTTTCCTTTTCTCTATCTCCGCTACTAAAGCGTCTTTGTCAATATATTGTTTCATAATTCATTATGTTTTAATTAGGCTGTGGGCTTTTGCATAGGGCATAATCATTAGCCTCTCTCCAACTTGGTATTGCCTATCCTTCAGAAAGGAGGTTGCCCGATGGTAACCCACAGCCTTGTTGTTAATCGTTCTCTTTATTTTGTTCAGAACTTTTCTCTTCAAGTTTTCTTTCAAGGAGTTTAATTCTTATCTCTTTTTCTTTCAAGAGTTTATCAAGTGAAGTAATAAGTTCATCTCGCTTATCAATCAACTCTCTCAACCTCTCTTTCTCTGCCATGAAATCTTGATGTACGTTCTTTATGGTTTCTTGCAGAATAGCCTCCCTTTTTCCACGAAGGTATTGCAATAGGTCACACCATGTAAAAATGGCTATCTGAACAATCAACAATACAATCAATATAATTATCAATGCTTTCATTTTTCACCTCCTAATCTTTCTTTTATTGAGTTTACCCACCTTTGTGCAAACCAGCAAGTACCAGCCTCATTCTCCTCGTCATTACAAGCCTGAAGTGCTTTATTAATACACCAATCCACATTTTCATAACCTTGTTCATCCTCTTCAGTCCAAGTAGGTTTCTGCTTAACCTTTCTCAACTCTTTCTTTTCAGCATTCCACTCATAACCTGCTTCTCTCATTTTGGAGAATAGCAAGTCACGTTGTTCTTTGGTGGCTGGTAATACAGGAGAACTACTCCACCCATTATTATAACGACTAATATCAAAATAATGTTCACTACAAATACCACCATAAGCATAAGGCCTTTCCATATTATGAGACTTATCAATAACTCCTTTATAAATAAATGCTCCAAATTTTCCCATAAGTATGTCACCATCCTTTGCATCTTTGATTGACCAAAGATGTGCATCTTTATCTATGACATTTGTGTCATAGATTCTGTACTCGCCATTTACAAATATTGTTTCATATAAATCATCGCGCACATCAGTTATTAGAATCGTAAATCCATTGATAACTACCCATTTTCCTTTGTGAAACTTTGACTCAACTTTATTAGCATTATCTACTACTTCTTCCTTAATTGCTTCAAGTGCTGACTTTGCTTGTGGTTTTTCACCTTGCTTTTCAATCCAAGCAATTATATCTTCACCTTTAATCCCATCAATATCAATCGTAGAATTGTGAAATCTTATAAGTGCTTTCCTTATTTTTTCACCATCACTTGTTAAAGAATTGCTGTTTTCTTCACATGTCTTATTTTCATGTTGAGGAATTGAAGATTCCTTAACTTGACCTTGCTCTTTAAGCCAAGCAATAGCGGACTTAAATTGGTCTTTGAATTGTTCATCAGACTTTCGCAAACCATCATAAAGATATTCGAGTATCCATTTACGATGTTGCTCATCCTCAGACTCCTTGAGTTCGGGGAATATTTCTTCCACTTCCTTTCGGATAAAGCCTGTTTTCCCATTCATTACTTGTCTTGCCCATTCAAGAGCATTCTTGTATTTCTTTTCGTAGTCCATAATGTTCAATGTTCAATGGCTAATGACTCCTCAAACAACACATCAATGCCCATCCCTTGGGCGAACTTTTGTTCAATCTGACAACCACGTGACTGGTAATAGCCACGGCATAGCAGAATGGCATCGCACTTGTTGAGTAGTCGCAGTCCTGCTATTACTGCATCAGACCACTTATTAAAGTTCTTATTCTCTGCATAAGGATTCACGGCAATGTAACCGTGTTCCCTCACCACATTCACCGCCCTGCTGAATCTCTCCTCAGCCGTGTCCTCCATGCCCGTTATGGGCGCGCTAATGTATATCCGTTTCATCGTGTTCTCCCGTTTAGTTGGCTTTGCATATACTTTCCGAATATCGGGCATTTGATGCAGTTGCATCCGCAGTTAGGATTCGCCTCGCAAATCTTGTCTAATTCAATTTCTGTCATGATTCTTTGGTTTTAATGATTAGTTATTTTTTTGAAAAAATCGTCTCTGCGCAACGTTTGCGCTTTGAATGTGTAATTTATTACCTTTGCGGAGAAATGCGCTTAAAACGCATTATTTGCGCATTGGGCGGTATCGGAGTTCAAGATGCTCCGTGCCTTGCTCGTCTCGCCATCGGAATAGTTTACGGATTTCGCCTTGTCGGTACAGATGTATGAGTGCTTTCTGCACCTTCCTGCGCTTGTCAATTATCCGTTGCATCTCGTCTGTCATGAGTACACCTCCCGTTCCAGTTGTTGGAGTTCATCTTCGGTCACGAACCCGAACCGATAAAGACCGCCTTGCCGTACATCAGCACCCTTGCGAATTTGCTCACGTAAGTAGATGTTCCGGGCCTCAATGCCCCGTGGTTCTGCCGTCCGTGTCTGTACTGGTTGCTCTTGCTCATCCTCTGTTGTCTGCGACTGAAACCACGGAATGAATTTCGCCCCGTATTGGCGCAGGATGTCGGTGGTGTCGAACTGAAAGTAAGAACTCTTGAACATTGTCGGGTACATGGAGAAATACAGCATCGTCTGATAGAGGTTGCAGGTCTTGCGGTACGAACCGAAGAAGAGACTCGCCGCTTGCGTTGCAGTCTCCTGCGTGAACGGCTCTTTGACCGTGGATAACTTGTAAAGCGAGATATACAACTCACGCAGGATATAGATTGATGTGTCCTTGCCGAAAAGCGCATCAACCTTGTCGAGTGTCGGGGAATACTCTTTCATGCATCGTTCTCTGTCCGAAAGGTAGTATCCCAGTCGGTCGGGACTAAAACAAGTCATCAACTTCTGTTGCGTTCCAAACTTCTTCAGAAATGCCGAATCTCTCTCTTGCCTTTCTCTGCGCTTCCTCAAGTTCTCTGATGCTCCGCTCCCGTGGGGATTCGTGTTCATTATGTCCTTGATTGTTTCCATTGTTGTTTCTGTATTTTAGCGTATTGAAAAAATGGTTTCGGAAATCTCTTTCGTCTTGATAGTGGTTGTCTTTGATTCGTTGCTCTTGGACAAAGCTCTCTGCGAGTTTCCGATATTCGTTAGGTTCGATGTGCAGGGTCATCATTACTTGCTCACTCCACGCATCGGAGAGTAAAGAGGAAATTTCAAAAAATTGCCCTGCCCTATTAAAAAAAGAAATATTTGTTTCATTGTTATCTTTGTTATTATTGTTTATTTGTTTAGTTGTTGTTAGTTGTTTGTTAGTTGTTTGTTGCTTGTTTGTTAGTTGTTCGTTAGTTTGCTTGTTAGTTTGTTCGTTGGATTCATCTGAAAACCCCATCCAACCATCATAATCACAGATAGTTATGATTGTGAATTTGTTTGTTGATTTGCTTGTTAGATTTTTCGTTTTTTTTAGTTTGTTAACAATTGTTCTGATGGATTGGACAGAATAGCCGAATTCTGATGCCAGTCGGTCATAACTCGTCACGAACTGACCACGATTGACCATGACACCTTTCCATATCTTCGGAGTATAGTTCGCCTTTTCAAGCATACGCACAAAGACATAGAAGACATCCTTGTCATCTAGCCACTCCCAGTTCTGCAAGTGTTCCCTATCTATCCCTAAATATCCCATATCAACGCATTTCTATATCCTGCACAAGGATAGTGTATACTATTTCCGCTTTCTTGCTTGTAAAGTTCGGTTCAATGCCAGAAATGTAATCAAGCAATGCTTTGAATACTTGTCCTGCATCTTTGTCGGTCAGCTTGTTGATTATCTGCGCTCGTTCAATGTAGACCGTAAAATCTAATCTTTGGTTCTCCATAATCGTATGAGTATAAAAACATCCCCAAATCAGAACCGCAACTTTCTGAAATGGGGATGTGTGCTATTAAAATAGCCTTTGCCTTGGATTGCGGTTGCGGTCGCAATTGATTCCGTTTGCAAATTTACTAATTTTTTTGTTACAATCAAATAAAACTTTGATTAAATTTTTATTAAATCAAATGTTTTTTTTACTCTTGATGCGCTCAACAATCTCCCTGCAGAGAGCTTCTGCCAGTCTTACACGCTCAATTAGCAGGGCAATGTCTTCGGGAGTCGGTTCAATGGTCATGACCTTGAGTCGTGCATCTGGGCAGAGGAACGGATTGAACAGAACGAAATCGCAGACCTTTGCACCGCTGACAATGCAGTGCGAAACGCATTGCCAGTAGTATTGACCATTGACTTTCTTGAGGTCTTCTGCGGTCTGCATAACTGCATACTTGACGAACGTGTTACCGAGCGGACATTTGATTTCAACGGCTCTTGTGACATTGCCGTCCTCCATGACCAGTCCATCGGGAGAACTGCCAAATTCGGGCAATTCCTTGCAGAGCAACAACCCGACCTCATGGACATCGTACCCAGTCATCTTGCGGTATCTCTTACGTGCGTACGGCTCTTGCTCCGTGCCGAAATCCATTGCCTTGGTGGCGGTATGGGTCAGCGTATAGTACTCATTCCATATTGCGCCATCGGTGCGCACCTCGTCACGCAACAAGCGTTCTCCTGCCTTGTCGTAGATGTACCCCTTGGCGGTCTCCCCGAACACCTCTGACTTGCTCCGTCCTGCCTGCATCAGTTTGCCGACCTCGCTACCAGTCCATCTGCCGAGACGGGCAACGAACCATTCTCTTGAGTGTTGTTCCATACTTTATCCCTCCACGATTTCAGCGTCCTCAATATCGTCATTCAGCATGGATGCCCGTGCGCTCTCTTGGTTGTCCACGTACTCCACATTGGTGGAGTCAATGTCCTCAACGTTGACCTCGCCCTTGATGCTTGCTTGGTCAAAAATCATTGCACGTTGCATCTCAATTGAGAGAGGCGCATACTTGGACAGAAGCAACTTTGTGACCGTCTTCTTCGCCATTGCGCTGAAGTTGTCTTTCCATACTCCGAACCCCTTGCGGAATGTCTGCGAGTACTGCGTAGCGTGCTTGGTGACTTCGTCTATCGTCATGTAGACTGTCTTCTCGAATCCATTGCACAGACGAAGGAACGCCATGTACCCGATGACATTGTCAGAGACACGCTCCGACTCATCGAACACATACTCGCCCGTGAACTTGTTCGCTTTCACCAATTCCCCTTCATGCACCTCTTCAGCAATGATGGTCTTGACTTGCCCCGAGCGCATTGCAAGTTGTATCATTCCACGATACATGACTTGGAACTGCGCTAATGTCTGATGTGTCTTGCCATCGTAGTAAGGCACGATGGCGGCAAAACCCAAATTAGGGTTGACGGGAAGGTCAAGGGTGGCGGCAATCAATGCAGAATTGACCACGCTTGGAGCGGTTGCTTTCTTCAGTAAATCGTTGTTGTTGACTACTGCAAGAACCGAGGACATGAACCCTGCGGATTTCTGTCCGAGAATCTGTGCGAATTGTTGCTTGCAGACATCACTCTTGAAGATGTTCTTCAACTTCTGTTGCTCGCTGATTGGTGTTGGTGTCGCAGTCTGTTGTGCGACTGGTTGCTGAGCGTTCGCAACCTCGTTTTCTTTCTTTGTCATAATTGGTTGGTTTTAAGGAATTGAATTGTGTTATTTAATATGTCCATGTCGGCAGAGGATGCGTGTTCGCCCTGCTTCATGAACTTGTAGATGTCATCCTTGGAAAAGTACACCTTTGCCCCTGCCTTGCGCTGATAATAGGTTATCTCCCCGTCACTCATCAGATGGTGCAGGTACGAAAGCGAGATACCCAGTACATCGCAGGTCTCCTCTGATGTCAGCATCTCCTTGGATGCGATGGTCAGAGTTTTGCGGATGTCGGTCAGCAGGGTGATGATGTCCTTTTCCATGATTCGCTATCTTAAGTGTGACTTGTGGCACACCAACGCATCCCCGACAATGAAATCGTCTGTGGGTCTTACACATCGGAGCAATGCCGTTGCGCTTGTGTTGTATGGCAGTCCGTTGAGTTTGCCCTCTTCGTTGATAACCATGTAGTCATCTCTGTCAAGCCATATAATCTCAATATAACCGCCAACTATCTCCTGCATCTCCTCAAGGGTGTAGTACTTGCCGTTCTTCGGCTCTACAACGATGCGTTTTCCGCTTGTTGTGTGAATCTTGTCTGCCATGTCTGTCATTTGTTAGATGGTTTGTTACTATCTGCCCAACGTATGAGCAGGAGGGAAAAGAACAAGCACCCAGTACCTATGCAAGCGCACCACATATTTTCTGCGCAGAAAAGAGCAAGTGCGATGGTCATCAAGACCACACCTGCGATGATTGAAAATGTCTTTGTCATGATTGTAGTGGTTTAGTTGGTTATTTGTTGTTGATTCGGTTTCGCACATCGTCATAGCGGTGGCGGTCAGCGTAACTGCGCTTACCCATGCGCTGACAATAAGCGTAAACGTTGTGCGGAGTGCATCCAACCGACTCGCTGATGCGGACACAAATGCGCCATGTTGAAAACTGGTTGCCACTCTCCTTGTCAATTTGGTCGAATAGGGCATTGATGATGTCCTTTCGTCTCGCAGTCTCTTTCTCTTTTTCTGTTCTCAAGTCAATCATTGTCTTATGTTATTTTGGTTAATTTTTCGTTCTGTGAGCGTTTCTCCGTTTCTGTGTACGTTTGCCCGCATCCGCAGAGAAACGCTCTTATACCGCATCTTATGCGTTTCTGTTATCGTAGCGAGTTGCCGAACCTATAATTGTAGTAGTCCTGCGCATCACGAAAGCCGTGGCTCTGCCATTCGTCCTCTGATGCCTCTGCAACCTTGCCGGCAAGTTCGTCAAGCACATCGACTCTCTGCAAGTGGTCTTCCAACCATTCTGCGATGTTGGTGTATTCTCGGTTTGGGTGTTCATCGTTGATGACCTCAACGAAGGTCTCGCAATGACGGGAGTGATACCATATTCCAACATCTCCATGATAGATATTGCAGTACACCTCTGTATAGTCGGGGTCTTCGTCCGTTTCGATTTCCGCCTCTTCGATGATGCGGTCACGCAGTCTGCGCAATAGTGATTCTCTGTCCATAGTCTATGCCTTTACCATTGGTGACCATTTGCTGACGAATTTCTCAATCTTTGAGATGAAATCCTTGCACTCGTCCTCTGATTCTGTATTCCACAATGAGAAAGGTGTCATGTGTGGTGTTAGTCCATTGACATCATTCCTGCTCCAGTCATGGAAATAGACACAGATGTAGTTCGGTGCGCAGTCAAGGTCTGCTGTCAATCCCTTGCTGACTGCGATTCTCTGAAAATTCTGCACATCTGCGAGTGTGCTTTGAATCAATGTTGTTGTCATAATGTTGGTGTGTTTTGAAAGTTATTTTTTTGGAATTTTGCGTCTAACGTGCGTTCCCCGTTCGGGTGTGTAATTGTCCATCTTCGCAGAGAACGCACGTCATAGAGTGTTTTATGCGGTTTCGTCCTCCTGCTTGATTCCGAGGAAGAACCTTGCGGCTTTCTCTGCCTTGCTTGATGCCGTCACGATTGCCCGTGGGTCACTTGCGAGGTGCTTTGACCATCCCTTGATGTAAGCAACCGAGTTTTGGAATGCCTTGTCGTTGTCAATTCCGAGTGCGCTACAGAGCATTGCCGAACCAATCTCCGCAATCAGTTCTTCACGGCTATAGGTCTCCGAACCGAAAGCGGCTGACTTGCCGTCCTTGAATCGGTCAAGGCGGTGTTTTGCGCCCGTTGAATGAATGAACTCATGCAGGGTAGTGCTATAGTACTCCTCCATGATTTCGTACTGCGAGAGCATGGGTACGGTCACCATGTCAAGGGCAGGAGTGTAAAATGCTCTGTCTGATGGTTGGTCGTTGCAGAAACGCAACTTGTCCTCACGTGTAAGATACTCGCTGATTGCCTGCTCTGCTCTCTCGCTTGGAGTCAAGGTGCTTTCGCACTCAACTGGTTGCAACTTGCTCTCAATGCCAGTAGTGTCGGAGAGGTGGAACACGTGATAGTACTTGAGTACGGGGATGCGCTCTGTCTCTTTCTCCCCGTCTGCGTTGGTCTTCTCTTTCTCAAACCATTTGAAGAAAACGACCATGCCTGCGGTTGCGCCTTTTTTCACGCTACCGCCCAACGCTTTCACTTGATTAAAAGTGAGATACTCGCCATTGCGACCGAGCAACATCTGATTAAGGAATGAGTACGGCTTGCGTGATACGTAACTGATTGCGAGATTCTCGCCAGTCTTGCTCCAAGGGCAATGCCAAGGACAAACACCCTGCTCAAGTTGAGCAATGATTCGGTCTGTGACCATTTGGTAAACGTTGATTGTTGCCATGATTCTTTGTGGTTTTGTGGGGAGCATTGCGCTCCCCGTGGTTATACTTGTTGTTAGTGATTATCTGTTGTAGAATGAAACCTTGATGCCTCTGCGAAGCTTGCAATGGGTGTAGTCCATGCCCGAAGCGTAAGCACGTTCAACGAACTTTTCTGCGAGTTCTGTGCCGATGAGGTTGATGAGACCCGACCATCCAACAAGGGTGTTAATCTTCTTACCGTCAACTCTGCCAAAGACCTTGATTCTATAGTCTTGGTTGATTCTAGTGATTGTGCGTGTCATAATTTTGGTGGTTTTGAAAGTTTGTAATAAATTTGTAAGCGATAATTAAATAACTACTGCAAAATTACTATTTTTTTTTTAAACAAACAAAACTTTCTTTGATTTTTTTAAAAAAATCTTTGATTTTACCTATTTTTTTCCATTTTTAACCCTAAAACCACTAAATTATGACTGGAGAAGAACTAAAAACACTCATTCGGATGAGCGGATGGAAACAAGGAGATGTTGCCAAGGAATTAGGCATGAGCGCACAGAACTTTTCCGCAAAGTTCAAGTCAACAAAGATTGCATCCGACCTCGTTGAACGGGTGCAGGAGATTGTCAGCCGTCCAATCAACGGCAATGTATCTGTCGGAGGTGATGCCAACAACACGAACATCAACTCCACCACCTTGGACGGGGAGGTGCTTGCGATATTCCGTGAGCAACTTGACCGAAAGGATGAGCAAATCAAGTCACTCATTGACCTGCTGAATAAGAAATGAGACGGAACAAAGAACCAATCAAGTTACGGCAACGGAAACTCCGAAACGGCAATGTCTCGTTGTATCTTGACCTTTGTATTGACAACCGCAGGGAATACGAGTTCCTCAAGTTGTATCTTGTTCCCGAGCGGACAAAAGCGGATAGGGATGCCAACAAGCGCACATTCGCCCTTGCGGAGGTCATCAAGGCTGACCGCATCACCAAGTTGCGCAACGAGCGTTTCGGACTCGCAGACAATCGTCAGCGTGTTGTCTATCTGTTGCCCATTTTGGAGAGCCTCAAGGCACGGAACCAGTTTAAGGGCATAGTTGCGCATATGTCAAGGCTCGTGACGGAGAAAACCACATCCATGCATGTCACTCCGCAATGGGTGCGAAAGGTGTGCAACGCTATCAGCAAGGATGAGTCAATCATGCAGTCATCACGTTCGGAGTATCTTGACAAGTTCAAGACTATTCTCCGCTCACTCGCAAAGGACGGGTGTATCGGTCATGACTCGCTTGATGCGTGGTTCGGGGTCGGCAAGGTGCAGGCTGAACGGGAGTTCTTGACCGCTGAGGAGGTGCGCAGACTGGTTGACACTCCCTGTACCGATGAAGATGTCAAACGGATG